TATTGCCTTTTCAACGCTTCAGATCGTGGTTCGATCAAGAATCAAAACATTGTGAATACTAGAAAAGGACACTGTTCAGCAACAGCTATCATAACTGCAGGCCAAGAAAAATATTTAGTTGAAAGAAAAACTACAAAGAAGTCTAATAAGAGCGGAAAAGTTAGTGCATCGACAAATTTAACTCTAAAGAGTTTATCTAGCGAATATTTGCAAGATGAAACTGAAGAGCAAAGAAGAGAAACTGAGAAAGTGTTGCGAAACATGATTGGTTCGCCAGAAGACTTTCTTTACACATCTTTTGCTTCACAAGGAGAAATGAATACTTTTATTAAAGAAAAGTCTAGTGCTAGAAAATCAGTTCTTTCTAAGTTTTTAAGTTTAGAGCTCTATGAAGAGCTATATAAGAAATCACGTGAAGAGTATATTGTTTTAAAAAGCAAGCAAAAGAGTATTGAAGAGAAGTCTTGGGAAGAAATAATTTCTGAAAAAATTACTGAAATTGATAGTTTAGATAAAAAGTGTATTTCTGCAAAGTCAAATCTTTCTTTACTTAGAGAAGAAGAAGTAAATATTAAAGTAGAAATTAATAACATCGAGTCGAATAGAGAAAAACATCCGTCTGGTTATACATTAGAAAAAGCTAGTAGTGAGACTGAGTTCTTAATTAATCAGATCAAGGTTAACGAAGAAAAAAGACAAGATTTGTTAAGGAAAATAGATTTTGACTTAAATACTAGAGAAAAAATAATTTCATTTAAAGAAGACTTCCCTTTACAGCGATTAGAGCGTGATAAAGAAAAGTTAGACATACTAAAAAACAAAATACAAAGTGCTAAAAGAAACAAGATTTTTCTAAATGAAGATCTTAAGCGAAATAATAAGAGCTTAAAAATCCTAGAAGAAGTTCCATGCGATGAGAAATTTTCTAGCTGTAAGTTTATTAAGGATGCTTATACATCAAAAGATAATATTAAAAATGTAATTGCAGAAATTAAAGACATCGAACTTGAAGTATTCGAAATATCTTCGGCTATTAACAATATCAAAGAAGAAAATATCGAAGAAAAAATAAAAAAATACAACGAAGTCCTAAATAAAGAGTATAAATTAAAGCTCGATATTGAAAGTAACAAAGAAAAGATAGCTTTAATAGAAGAAAAATTAATTCTTGACAGAGAAAAGCTAAAAAACATTAATAACATACGCAGTGAAATAAAAAATCTTACAGATGATAGTTTAAATGAAAAGATAAAAGGTTTTAATCTAAGAATAAAACAGATATCATCTGATATATATGACAATGACTGTCTTATCATTAGAAGTTGCAAAGAAAAATTTAGTTTAGAAGAAGAAATAAAAAACCTTGAAATTGAAAAACAGAATTATTACAAGTTAATAGATGAGTGGAAGACATTTGATTTATTTTCGCATGCTGTGTCTAAAAAAGGCATTCCAACAATGCTAATCAATAATAGCTTGCCACATATTAACAATGAGATAAACAAAATTCTTGCAGGCGTTTCAAATTTCAATATAAGTCTAGAAGATGATGGAACAAACTTAAACGTATATATTGACTACGGTGATTCAAAAAGAGTAATTGAATGTGCTAGTGGTATGGAAAAAATGATCACATCTATTGCTATAAGAGTAGCACTAATAAACATTTCAGCTTTACCTAAGTCAAATATGCTTATAATAGACGAAGGCTTTGGCGCATTAGATGACTCAAATATAGAAGCATGTTCTAGATTACTAAAGAGTCTTAAGAAATATTTTAAAACTATTTTAATCATTTCGCATGTTGATTCTATAAAAGATATTGTTGATAAAAACATTGTAATAGAAAGAAAAGGAGTTGATTCTTATGTCAATTTTAAATAAAGAAGTATGGAATAAAATTGACATGCTAGAAGAAGTATGTATAATTAATAATGTTAAGTTTATAAGACCAATAGGTGATAATCCTTGTATTTTATCTTGTAAGAATTGCAGTATTCTAATTTCTACTATGAAAGATGTAGTTAGTGCTAAAGAAAAAAATATTTGTAATGATTGCTATGAACTTTATTACTATCCAAATAAAGAAAAATGGGATAAAGGCTGGCGACCTAATAAATAATAACAATGAAATATATAATTATAAAATAAAGAGGTTTACATGGAATACGAACTTTTACAAAACATTAGTAACGCTATAGATAATGTATTTAATTACACTTCTCAAGACGGTTCAAGAAAAACTATCGCGAAATTGTGTGATGACAAGTGTATGGAAATAACTTTTATAACTATTTTAAATTCTTCAAGAGAACAAGATCTACATATTCAAACTATGCATCTTAAGAAAGAAGCAGATGAAATAATTAAAGGTAGACTAAATTCTATTAAGAAAGACTTTAAAAATTCTGCTAGAAGAGATCTTGTTGCTAAAAAAGTATCAAGTAAAGATAATTTTGAAACGCTAACTGTAAGTGCACACAGTCCATTTAGAAAACTAAAGTTTACTTGTTCTTACATATATGAGGTAAAATAGTAAATGGCTTCAACGCGTTCTAAAAACAACCAAATAACAGAAATTATCAAGTGTGGAAAAGATGCAACTTATTTTATGAATAAGTACTTAAAAATTCAACATCCGCTTAGAGGACTAATTCCTTTTAAGACATTTGATTTCCAGGATGATTGCGTTGAAGACTTTAATCTACATAGGTTTAATATTATCCTTAAGTCTAGACAGCTTGGTTTGTCAACACTTGTTGCAGCATATGCTGTTTGGCAAGCTTGTTTTTATAAAGATAAAAATATCCTTATTATCGCAACAAAACTTGCAGTTGCACAAAATTTCATAAGAAAAGTAAAAACTTACATAAAGTCAATGCCTAGTTGGCTTTTAGTGCCAATCATTACAGCTAATAATAAGCAGCAAGTTGAGTTTTCTAACGGCTCACAGATTAAAGCAGTTCCAACATCAGATGACGCAGGTAGGTCTGAAGCGCTTTCTTTGTTAGTTGTAGACGAAGCTGCATTTGTTAGAAACTTTGATGAACTTTGGATGGGGCTTTATCCAACACTTTCAACAGGTGGACGTGCTATACTACTATCCACACCGAATGGTGTTGGTGGTCAATATCATGAAATTTATACAAAAGCCGAAAGAAAAGAAAACGAATTTAACCATATAAAGTTAATGTGGGATGTTCACCCAGAAAGAAATGATGAGTGGTTTGGAAAAGAAACCAAAAATATGTCTAAAAAGCAAGTCTCCCAAGAGTTGCTATGTGACTTTTCATCATCTGGTGATACTTTTCTTAGTAGCGAAGTTTTAGAAGGAATAAGGATTTTAACAAAAGAACCTATTGAAAAAAGTGGTCCTAATAATAACGTGTGGTATTGGGAATATCCGCTAGAAAGCGTTAACTATACATTGTCTGCTGACATTGCAAGAGGAGACAGTGGAGACTATTCAACATTTCATGTGATTAACACACAGAACATGTCAATAGCTTCTGAATTCAAAGGGAAAATGCCACCAGATCAATTTGCAATACTAGTATATGACATTGCAAAGCGTTTTAATAATGCCATGATATGTCCTGAGAATAATGCATATGGGTATACTATGCTTGTAAAACTTTCAGAATTAAAGTATAAAAATATATATTTTGAAAAAGAAAGAGAAAAATATGAATATCTTTATGGTAGCGAAAGTAATATAGGAAAAGCTGGTTTTACTACTAGTAAAGAAAGCAGAGACAAAATTCTTGCTAACCTTGAAGAAAGTCTTCGTAACGGAAGAATTAAAACATATTCCCGAAGGCTTTTTTCTGAGTTAAAGACATTCATATGGAATGGTAGAAAAATCACAGCTATGAGAGGATATAATGATGATCTAATCATGTCTATGGCAATAGGATTATGGTTGTCTGAGAGCAATTCTTCGTCATATAACGTAGCACAAATACAACAAGCTGATGCTATTCTTAAAGGTATGGAAGTAAATAATACAAATATTAATAACACTTCTATATCACCTTTCTATAATAATAATCAAAATAGTGTAAATCCCTTTATACCTGTTTTTATGCCGCAAAAAACTTTTAATGGCAATGAAAATAAAAAATTACCGACATCAAAAAATCCGCTTGGCGATCTTAGTTGGTTAATAGGAAAATAAAAATGGCAGAAAAAAATAACAACTTATTTGCAAAATTAACTTCTCTTTTTAGGTCCGGTCCTGTTGTTAAAAGAAAAGTTAAAAATCTTAAAAATTCAAACTATTCAAAGTCTTCTCTAGAAGTTTTCAAAAAAGCACATAGTGATGTTTACAATAGTACCTTAAGAGCATACGGCTCTTATGACAGAATGGCAAGATACTCAGACTTTTCAGAAATGGAGGCAACCCCAGAAATAGCATCTGCCTTAGATATTTACGCTGAAGAGTGCGTTTCACCTGATGTCGAAGGCTCTATTCTCAACATATATTCAGAGAATAGAATGATTAAACAAATCCTTGATGAGCTTTTTTACGATACACTTAATATTGATTTTAATTTAGCAATGTGGGTAAGAAATTTATGTAAATACGGAGACTTTTTTCTTTTCAATGATATACACCCAGAATACGGAGTAATTAATTGCTATCCAATACCAATATCAGAAATAGAAAGAGAAGAAGGATTCGACCCATCAGATGCAGGTGCAGTAAGGTTTAGATGGGTTACTCAAGGAAACAGAGTTCTTGAAAATTGGCAAGTTTCTCACTTTAGACTTTTAGGTAACGATGCATTTTTACCTTACGGGTCATCAGTTCTAGAAGGTGCAAGAAGAGTTTGGCGTCAGCTTATTCTGATTGAAGATGCCATGCTTGTTTATCGAGTTATACGTTCGCCAGAAAGACGCGTGTTTTATATTGATGTAGGAAATATACCACCTGAAAACATTTCAGATTATTTAGAACAAGCTCAAACTTCTTTAAAAAGAAATGCTGTTGTAGACAAAAATACAGGACAGGTAGACTTAAGATATAATCCATTATCTGTTGACGAAGATTATTTTCTTCCTGTTAGAGGCGGAGAAAGCGGAACAAGAATTGAAACTTTAGCAGGAGGCTCAAACACAACTGCTATAGAAGATGTTGAGTATATTCAAAAGAAACTTTTTGCTGCGTTAAAAATTCCAAAAGCTTACTTAGGTTATGACGAAGACATTGGAGCTAAGGCTACACTTGCGCAAGAAGACATCAGATTCAGTAGAACAATTCAAAGAATTCAAAAAACAATTATATCTGAATTAAACAAAATAGCTATGATTCATCTATACTCGCATGGCTACGTAAATGACTCTGTTTTAGATTTTCAATTAAAACTAAGCAATCCATCAAGTATTGCCCAACAACAAAAACTTGAGCTAATCAGGACTAAGTTTGAAATAGCTGCACAAGCACCAGAAGGTTTTGTAGATAGAGAATGGATTAGAAAGCATATTATTGATCTTAACGATGATGAAATTGCAAGAATTGAAAAGGGTAGGGAAAAAGACAAGTTAAGAGAAATGCAACTCGAGGGAATACAGTTACCAATGTCTGATGTTGATGACGACAGTGGTTTTGGTAATGAAGAAAATGACAGTGGTAGTGAAATGAGTGATGAAGAGCAGGATTCAGGCGGACTGTTTGCTAGTGAGATGAAAAACGGAAAAATAATGTCTGAAGATGATTTGTCACAGTTTGATGATTTAATAAACGAGTTTGATAGCGAAGATATTAAAAGTGCTGGAGAAAAAAAACCAATATCACCTAAGAACAACGTTAGTATTAAACACGGTAAAATGACTAGAAAAAAGAAAAGAAACTCTGATTTAAATCCTCTTGGGAATAACCCGTTTGAAAAAACTACCGCACATCAAGGTTCACTGACTGCATCTGAGCCAATAAAAGCATCTTCACTTATTTCAAGTAGCATTATGCCTCAAAGCCCAGTTTTAAGTAAATTTATTGACAAGCAAATATCACACAGAATGAAAAAAGATCTAGATAACATGTCTAGTTCTTTAAACATTAAATCAAATAATTTATTAAAAGAAAATAATGACAACGACTTTGATATAATTATAGACGACAATATATTTGAAGAAAAAGGCAGCACTAATGGCGAAGAATCACAATAAAAAAAGAAACATAGGTATCATTTACGAACAAATTATAAATTACGTTTGTAATAGTCTTATTGAAGAGAATAAAAGTAATGCTGAAGCTGCAATTAATATAATAAAAACACATTTTACAGAAAAATCACAATTAAGAAAAGAGTATAAGCTTTTTAAAGCACTCTCTGAAACTCAAAACGTCTCTGGACAATTAGCATCTCAAATTATTACAGAAGCCAAAAAAGCTTGTAATTACATGTTTGACAGTAAAGTTCTCGAAGAAGAAAAGTCTTACTTGATTAAAGACCTAAATTACACTATTGGTAAAGGCATTATCTTTGAAGAAAAAGTAAAGAATTATAGAAAATATGCAACAATACAAACTCTATTAAACGAATGGAGAAGCGAGGTATCAAGCTTCGACAAGACAACCGAGTATGAAATAAAGCTTCATGAAAGTTTAACCCAGAAAAATCCTGTAATTGAGAACAATTTTGTTCCACAAAAAGTCGACAAGCTTACTTATAAAATAATGAACGAAATGTTTGACAAGAAGTATAAGACTCATTTAAATGATACACAAAAAGAAATAATTACTCTGTATATCGAAGACAATGATTCTAAGCTAGAAGAGAAATATCAAGCTGTCAAAGAATCTTGCGACTTCTTGCTTGAAAGATACATTGAAAAATGTAATAATGAAATTTTAAAAGAAAAGTATTTAAGTGTTAAAGCAAATATCAATAAACTAAACACAGGCATAAAAACAAAAGAAAACTTGCAAAAATTTTTAACTATAGGTAAGCTTAAAGAAGAAGTATTAGGAGAGTAAAATGAGTGCACAAAGACTTATAACAGAGTGGGTAAATTTTGAATATGATCCAAAAATCATAAAAGAGCAAAGAATTGCTGGCCAACCTTTAATAATGAAAGGTATTTTACAAAAGTCTGAAACTTTGAATCAAAATGGTAGAGTTTATCCAAAGTCAATTCTTGAAAGAGAGATAAAAAACTATCAAAAGTTTATTAAAGAAAATAGAGCATTAGGTGAACTAGATCACCCAGACTCTTCAGTCGTAGAACTTAAAAATGCTTCTCATAATATCAAAGAAGCTTATATGGAAGGCAATATAGTTTACGGCACTGTTGAAATCCTTAATACACCAAGCGGAAAAATCTTGCAATCCTTAGTTGAAAGTGGTGTAACACTTGGAATATCTTCAAGAGGAGTAGGAAGCACAAAAACACAAGGCAATATGCAAATAGTTCAAGACGACTTTCAACTTATTTGTTGGGACTTTGTTAGTGAACCTTCAACTCCTGGCGCGTTTATGATGCGTGAAGGAAAAGAAGTTTCGACACAATTTATAAACAATGTATTTAACAAGTCTGATAGAATAGATAGAATCTTTAATGATATAATGGAGTGGAAATAATGCCTGACAATGATCATAATACAAGATGGCCTTCACCTAGTGTAACAAGTGTCCCAGAATATCAATTAAGTGGTTTGCCTTTCTGCGAAACAAAAGACGGTGCAGGTGATAATACAGCTTTCACAGAATTTAAAAGAGTTTCAAGATGGATAGTGATTCATGCAGTCGGTGCTGATGCGAATATAAAATTTAAAAGCGCAATAGATAATAATCAACACTTTGTGGTAAAGGCAGATACAACAACTCCTAGACTTGAAGTTAGATGTACTAAGGTTTATTTTGATCAAGTAGCTGGTGCTGGAAATAAAGTATCAATAATAGCAGGATTGACAAACATTGAAAAAAGTAAATCAGTCCCAGAAGATATGTTAGATTGGATTTGATATGAGCTTAAATTGGCCAAAACCTACAATAAACAATATTCCAGAATACCAGTTAAGTGGTTTGCCTTTCTGCTTGACAATAGATAATGATGCAAACAATGGAAATACTAAAACAGGTGTGATAGAGTTTCCTAGAGCAACTAGGTGGATATCAATCAGTGCTGGTAGAAAACCTGTAGACATTTATTTTGTTGACGATGAGACTGCAAAGTTAAACGACAATCCTCCTGTTGATGATGGTAATGAAAATGAAAAACACAATGATCAATTTTTCATTGTAAAGGCAGATACAACAACTCCAAGACTTGAATTAAGATGCAGGAAATTATATTTCTCTCAAGTTGACGACGGTAATGACTTAACTAATGTAACTATCATTGCTGGTCTAACACACATAAGCAAAGATGACTGTATAAATGAAGAATTATTTGACTGGAATAAATAATGGCAAAAGTAAATAGAAGTATGCTTAAGAGCATTGTAAAAGAGTGTTTAGTAGAATTATTAGCAGAGGGTCTTAGTGGAGGTGATTCTGAAAATTTGAGTGAAAGCTTTAATCATTCAAAAAAGCCAAATAAAAGAAGTCTTAGAAATAGTCCTGATGAAAGTAACAATCAAAACAATGTAGTTAATCCAAGATTTGAAGAAAAGACAAAACAGCTCATTTCTAATGCTACTAAAGATCCAATAATGGCATCTATTTTAGAAGACACAGCTAGCACGACTCTTCAAGAACAGAATGGCGCAGACAGACCTAACAAATTCACAGCAAAGCCAACAGACACATATAGCCAGATTGCTAGTGAAAGTGATCCTATGGAGATGTTTAGCGGATCTTCAAGTAACTGGTCAGCTTTAGCATTTTCAAACAAATAAAAAGAAAGTTTTTTAAAAATATATTTTTAGTCATATTTAAAAGTATATTAACTAAATAAAAAACTATATGGAGTTTGTTTATGTCTAGCAATGAAGAAAAAATAATTAAAATTACGCCTGCAGCTATTAGGCGTCTTGTAAAAGAAGAGCGCGCTCGACTTAATGAGACTTTAGAACTTAATGCAAAACACCCATCAGATGTTGTCAAGAAGGTTAGAGAAGTAGACGCAACTTCTTATGCAGATTCTCTTTCAAAGTGCATGAATTACTATCAAGCATGTAAAATTAAAGAAGCTAAACTTATAAACGACCTTAAAACACTTCAGGAAGTTAAAAGAGAGTTAAAATCTCGTATACTTAAAGGTATATAATAAAATTTCTGAAAGGATTTAATAATGGCAGGTTATAAACAAGCTGGCAATGAAGAATTTATCAATGCTACTACATTTAATAAGCAAATTGAAAGACAGCGTCAAGCCTATCAAGGTGGAGACACTAGCACAATGGGTGTTTATACACCTTCTAATATTTTTCCTGACAATCGTAGCGACATTTTAGAGAGTGCTGTTCTATCAATGAACTTAAATGATATTTCTATTGGAAGCAACGAAAATCCAGATTTTCAAGATGGTGCAAGTATGTCAAACATAAAATCACGCTCTATGTTTGATGACTTATCTGAAGCTATCGATCAACCTAATAAAAAAGGCCCGAATCTTATAGCACCTGATATCAATAACTTAAATGCACCAACAACGTCTAATGCTTCTATCCCAGAAGATCGTCAAAACAAAGGATTCGGTTGGAGAGACGAAAGAAATGATCCTTCAAGTCCTGCAGCAACAATAGGCACTTATTTTTCAAGGCACTATAATGATACTGGCGATAACAATGATGTATCTAAACCAGTTCTTGGGGAAGCTAAAAGTCCAGAGAGTGATGTCAATATAAACTATGACCAATCCTAAGCTAAAAGAATCAACTTATTTTAGCGGAACTGCTAATCCTGTTTCCAAAGGAGGAGTATCTTCTTTAGACACCAGGAAAGGCTTAGGGTATGGGCAAACTTCTAATGGTGGTTTAGGAAGCTGTCGTAGTTTTGGCGATGCGTTAAGCTCGCCTAAAGGTGAATGGGATGACATTATTGATGACTTAGAGATTGATGATGACGAAGAAAAAAACAAAGATGATATTCTAGCAATGAGCATTGAAAAAAAGGCAAAACTTTCATTCAATAGAACAAATGTTGACCCATATAGAGCAAAAGGAAATGATATATCTTCTTTAGGCGGTTTAGCAAATACAGTTGCTTCTGTAATTGGTATTCATTCTGGTCATGCAATCAGTGGTGACATAGTTTCAGAAAATGTCTTAAAAGACTTTATAGAAGAAACTATTCTTAAAGAGTTTACAATGAGCGGAAATTTAGCTTCTAAATCTTCGCCTAAAGCAAAAAACACAGGCGGCAAATATAACAGATCAGTATATGTTACAGATACAACATCAGGCCATGCAAATAATATGTTTTCTCCTAATGACAAAGAGAGATATCTTCCTAAATCAAGCATAAATCATAGAGGATATGGGCAATCAAGGCATAACACAACAGATGGTGCCGAGACAGTTTACAATTCAGCAATATCAATAGATCTTGAGGACGAAGATTTCGATGGAATGTCTTCTTTGGAAATACTAAACAAAACATTTAGTCAGAATTTTAAAGATAATTTAAATGTTTTAACAAAAAACAAATTAAACAATAATATATAAACTATATAAAAATAGGTTTTAAACATGAATAAGTCATTATACACAGAGGCAATAGAAGCTGCAGAACAGATAAAACTTTCTACAGAAGAAAAAGTCAAACAACAAATTATTGAGTCTATTTCACCACAAGTAAGACGTATGGTTGAAAAAAAATTATTTGAAGATACATCTTCATGTGATAATGAATCGACACAAGAAAGTGTTGACGTCGACAATGAAGAAACTTCTTCTAAAGATAAAGATCAAAGTATAAAGCTCAACTCAGAGTCAAGAAGAATCCTTAATAAGTTGATCAATAACAACTCAAAAAAAGAATATGCTTTTAACAAAATAGCTAGTTTAAGAGAGAGTCTAAGGTCGTTGCAAAAAGCAATTATTTTAGCTGAAAATTCAAAAGATGCAGATATTTCAAAGCCTAGGATTGTTTTACTATACAAAAATTTAGTTAATGAAATTTCTAATTTAAAGACAAACAGTATAATTAAAAGCAATAACGAAGTTTTAAACGAATTTTATAAATTAAGTAAGGAGTTAGATAATATGTCTAAAAGGCAATCAAATAATAGATTTCTTAATGAAAGTCTAGAAAGTTTATTAGAAATGGATCTCTTTGAAGCAGAAGAGTCAGATGAGTCGACTGAAGAAATTAGCTTTTTAGACGATGAAGAAAATATGGAAGACGCTGAAGAAACTGAAGATGCAGATGCAGATGCTGATGTTGAAGAAACTGAAGATGCAGATGCTGAAGATGATGATGCGCCTTTGTCAAAAGACACAACAGTTGAGGAGCTAGCTCGAATGGCTGGTATTCTTCAAGACGAAGAAGAAGAATCTTTGGAAATTGATGAGTCACTCTTTGAGACTAGCGAAATGTCAACCCAAGATGCTGAAGAAACTGAAGATGCAGATGCCGAAGATCAAGAAGGCATTGTAGACGCAGTTTTCGAAGGATCTTCTTCTAGTCATGATCGTGTTCTAGAGATAGATGAAAATATGCTTAGAAAAGAAATTGGTAAAATGAAGGCTATTCGTGAGAGTGATGCTAAAGATATGGCATCACACTTTGGTGGTGGCTCTTTAGAAGGTGAAATGTTTGTTGACGGTGTAGAACTCAATAAGCTTCACGAGATGAAAACTAAAGCTGCAAAAGTTGTGCGCAAAAATCGCATACTAGAAAGCAAGCTTTCTCAATACAAAAAGGCACTTCAAGGAATGAAAGGCCAACTTCTAGAGATGAACCTTTTTAATGCGAAACTTCTTTACGCTAATAAATTGATGCAAAATCGTGAACTCTCAATTAAACAACAACGTAACATTGTTGAGTCACTAGACGAAGCAAAGACTTTAGGCGAGGCAAAAATCCTTTTCGAAAGTCTCTCTAAGTCTCTCGTAAGCAACCGTAAATCAGGTCAAAGTAACTTAACAGAAAGCACTACTAGAAGATCAACTGGTTCTTCTTCTACATCTGTTCGCAGTGGCCAAGCAAAACCACTTACAGAATCTGTAGCACTTGACCGATGGGCAACCCTTGCCGGAATTAGACAATAATTTACACACGTTTTAAATAGAATATATAAAGGATAAAACATATGAGTTTTACACTAAACAAATTAACTGAAGGTATTAGAGATCGCCACGTAGGCCAGCAAAACAAGCGCCTCGTAGAGAAATGGTCTCGCACTGGTCTTCTTCGCGGTATGGAAGAAGTAAATCGTGAGAATATGGCTACTCTTCTTGAGAACCAGGCCGCACAAGTTCTTCGCGAGAGCAACACAAGCGGTGACGTTGGTGGTTTCACTAACATTGCTTTCCCAATCGTTCGACGCGTATTTGGCGGTCTTATCGCAAACGAGCTAGTTTCTATTCAGCCAAT